TATTGCCTTATTATCGTTAGACGTTGAAAATGGTATTGTTCGGTATGCATTAGTCCAATTTGTATCGTTATGAAGTTTAATAGAATGTTCGCCCGACATCGTTATATCTCCAGTCATCGTGCCACCTGTCAACGGCAGGTAGTTTCCGCCACCACCGCTTATCACGATGTCGCCAGAGCCTTCAAGTGAGTTGCCGTTGATGGTTTTCAGAGTTGTAACGCTGCCATCGGCTTTGAGGAACTGGGCTGATGTGCCATTATTCACGATGTACTGGTTGCCGTGGTACGTTGTGCCTGTGATGTAACCAGTACCAGACAGCGAACAAACACTGACCCAATCGTTATTCTCGTATTTCTGAATGGCGATTGTGTCGTTATCAAAATATGCACGCAGTTGAATGCCTTGCGTTGTTCCGCTTGTCATCAATGCACCCGTCAGCGTTCCTCCCGTCAGTGGCAGGTAACTGCCTAACTGGGTTGTAACCCACGACTGGGTGGCGTAGCCAGTTAATGCGGATGCGGTGATGTAGGTGTTGCTGTCTACGCTGCCGTCAGCTTTCAGGAATTGGGAAGATGTGCCATTATTCACGATGTACTGGTTGCCGTGGTACGTTGAGCCTGTGATGTAACCAGGACCAGACAGTGAACAAACACTGACCCAATCGTTATTCTCGTATTTCTGAATGGCGATTGTGTCGTTATCAAAATATGCACGCAGTTGAATGCCTTGCGTTGTTCCGCTTGTCATCAATGCACCCGTCAACGTTCCGCCCGTCAACGGGAGGTAACCAGCCAACTGCGAAGTGGTGGCATATCCCTGCGAAGTGACCCACGACTGCGTGGCGTAGCCGTCGGTGCTGGGGTATTGGTTGACCATCTCGACGAGGACATTCTGGAGGATTTGACCAGTGATTTCCTCTTCGCCGTTGGTCTTGATATATTGCCGGATGAGTGCTTTCAGTGAGTCGTATGCCATAGCGTTAGTCAATTAAGAAGTCGGAGTTGAAGTCGGAGTTGTAGTCGCCACCCATCACGGTGCGTGCGAAGAGGTAGTCTATTCCTTTGAATCTAAAGAAGCCCTGCACCAGATTGCCACGATGGGCTGTGATGCGGCACTCCTCCAGTCGGGCGATGCCATGTACGTTATTTTCCAGCTGTCTGTCGGTAGACTTCATGCTGAAGGTGTTGCCGGCTTGCAGCAGGTTGGCGAAGATGGCAGATGAGATGACGAGACAGGTGGCGGTCATCACCCACGTCTTTCTGCCGGGGATGAACTCTCGGTAGGTGCCTTGTGTGGCACCAGCCACCTCCACCGTTTCGCCTTCAGTCTGTACGTCGTGCGAAACGAGTGCGCCGAATGCCACACCGTCTTTCGTCAATATGATCTTGTTGCCATTCATCGTGTTGATTATTCAGTCGGAACAGACAGCGGTCCCGTCCCCTTGAATGAGAATGAGCCCTGGATGAGTGCTCCGCGTGTGTACGTCTGCTTAGCGGTCTGGATGTAAGCCTGCCCAATGAGTCCTGTGGTGTTGGCTGCGTTGCGTCCCTTGATGAGCAGCGTCACTTTCTGCAACACCTGGATGAGCTTCTGAATGTCGCTGTTCAGCATTACAAGATATGAAACCTGCACGTCCCATTCCTTGCGGCCTGCCATATATTCACGCCAGTCACCTTGTGTGGGTGCTGCCACCTCTACAAGTTCGCCATCCACGCGGAACTCTGCCGAACGTGCTCCCGCAACAGGGACGCCGTTCAAATATACCAATATATCATTTCCATTCATTGCCATACATATATCGGGCAAAAATTGGTCACGGGTTTACTGCAACACCGGTGAGCGGTGCATGGTCAGCGTATATTCGTCGTCACGGGGATGGAACGACATGGCTATCAGTCGCCACCGCCAGTTGGCCTGCCAATATATTATTTTGTTGATATAGGCAAATGGCGCATTGATGATGTCACCTGAATACTGCATCATGCGGAGCTGCAAGCGAGTCTGTGGCTGGCGCAAATAGTTATAGTACGTCACGAATGCGTGCGTGCTGCTGCCCAGCATATTTGAGCCGATGCGTCGGCAGTTGATGAGCATGTCTACATCCACATCATCAGAACCTTCGCCGATGCCTATATTTTCGTGGTCGGTGGTGTCGACCAGGTAGTCACGTCCTACCATCTCCTCGTAGCCCAAAGTCAGCTTGTCGAACGAAATAATTGCATAGGTCATGTCGCTTGGGTTGACCATGAATACGGATAGCGTCAACGCGTTGGTGTTCGGTAGTTCCTGGTCATCAAAATAGATGGAGCCCTGCAAGTTGTCGCCGGACGTTGAGATGGACACCATCTTATTGATGGAGACATTTCCGCACTGAAGCCAGAAGATCAGTTCTATATTGCGAGTCAACGGTGCATAATCGATGGCGTATATTTGGTTGCCGAAGGCCACCTGATAGTCCAGCTTCAGCCGTTCGGTGATGCTGCTGTCCGGGTCCTTCATGGGTCGCTTGTAGAAGTTCATGGTGAACAATGCTTCGCTGCTTGTCAAGTTGGCAGGGTTCTGCACCATGATGCGTTTCTGCCCCTCCATATCGACGGGAACCACGCCATCCGCGCTGAAAAGCCAGTTGCTGGTGATGCCGGGGTTGTTGGCGAAGAACGATGACGAGATGTCCGGGGCATTGCTGTCGGCGTTGACGAGTGTTGCCAGTGCATATTTGCGCGTCGCACCCTGCTCGGTCTCGGTTATCTCAAACAGTCGCTGAGCCCTCATGTGATCAAGCGTCATGTCAACCTTTGACACCAGCTCACCGTCGTATTTGGCGTTGACGGTTCTATAGGGCATTATCTGGGTGATGGTCGAGTCGTCTGCACTGGGTTCCATCAGATTGCCCAGTTGCAGGGTCGCGTCCGTCTCGGGCAGCTGTGTGGCAGCACGACCTGACAGCGTTTCAATATCGTTGGTGCTTGTGTAGTCTACGGGGTAGTAATAATAGATGCTGCTGTTGTCGAACTTCGTGAACAGGATGCAGGTCGGCATGTCGTGTGCAATCCATCCGTAGGCGTTGCAGATACCTTCCAGCAGGTCGTAGAGCATGATTCCCTTGTATGGTTGTGTCGACGACAATTTGGCCTTTGAAAAGTCAGGGTTTTCAACAGTCACAACTGTAGGGTGTATGGTTGCCGTGATGTCGCCTGCCGCATTGCCAGAGAACAGCACACGGTTGTATTTCGATATTGATGCAGCCCCGTCGGTGGGTTCTATCTTGCGCAACAGCTGCTTCATGTAGTAGCCCAGCGACTTGTCGGTGAGCGGCAGTTCAGCGTCAAACGACAGCGATTTCGTGAGTCCCATCACACTGATGACTGGCAGACTGACCTCACGGGGTGCTGGTCGCCAGTCATTCTCGAAGGTCTGCTGCTGAAGGTAGCCGCGGAAGACGATGACGCTGTTGTAGAACACCTCGATATAGCGGCTTTTCAGCGATGTGGCGTAGATGTCAGCCAGTCCGTCGAACTGTGTCTCCACCAGATTGATGTAGCCCGTCTTTGTTCGCACCACCTTCAGCAAGTCCTGGTCGTCGTCCTCTTCAAAGTAGAACGGGTCGGGGGCAGGCACGGCGGGTGCGTCCGGGTTGGTGGTAGACAGTTCGATGACTGTTTGTCCGGTGTAGCTTGGGTCGTATATGTCAATGTGGCAGTAGTAGCCCTTGCGTGATGTGAATGGGATTCTCCAGCGTAGTGCCATAGTTATTTAACGTTACGAGATTGTACATACTCACCGCGTCCAGTGCGGCGTCCGTTGTTGTTCAGTGCGAGTCGAATCTGCTCACCCTTGATGGTGGCGGTCAGGTTGAGTGCCGACAGCCCAGAGCCCTGGAGGTTCTGCGCCAGCGTCGCCTGCTGGCTTTTGTTGAGCACAATTTCCCCAGCATTTAAACCCACCAGTTGGCTTCCGTCCACCAACCCGCCGATGCGATCACCGCTGTATGAGTTGCCCTTGATCATACCACCTTCGGCATAGCCCGTCGCGCTGTGGATGGCTGAGATGGTCGAAATCATGGTGGCGGTACCAGCGGCAGCGGCGGCTATCCAGTCCCACGGGGTGATTGTCCCGGATAGTGACTTGGCGAAGGTCAGCGCGACGGTGGCGATGGCTTGTGCCACGATGCCCAGCACCTTGGCGGCAGGGTCTTCCACGGCGGCCATGGCGTTGCCAACAGCACTGATGGCTGATGACACGCTGCCCCATTTGTCGGCGAGTCCGTCCACGTCCTTCAGCTGCTTGCTGATGTTTTTCTGCACAGCGTTCATCGCCTTGTCGCTGAGTTGCAGACCGCCGGTGGGTACTGCCTTCTCGGTCCTTACTCCATTTTCATAGACTGCTGTTGTGGGTGCTTTCAGCAGGGTGCCTGGAGTGTTGGAGAGTCCGCCGGTCTGGATATTGGTAGGCAATAGTCTGCCCTGTGCTTGCTCGGCACGAAGTCCGAGCAGTCCGTTGCGCTGTTGCAACAGCTCAATCTCCTTTCGTATTTCCTCCTGACGCTTGCGCGATGCCTCAGTCTCCGAATCGCCCAGCTTGACATATTCCTGGGTGAGTGCGTTTATTTTCGCCTGGTTCTGCTGTAGCTCCGTCTGCTCGGTCTTGGTGGACTTGCCGGACTTGGTAGTATCACCCTTCATTAATTTGCTAACAGTGAAGCCCTCTGCGCGGTTCATAGCGCGGTATGACTGCGACTGCATGCCGTATGCCTGTCCTGCCTGTTGGTCGCGCTGCTGAATCAGCCGTACCAGGTCGTTATATCTTTCACCATCCACACGGAAGGTACCCCATTTCTTGTATTCCTCAAATGGATTTCCTTCCTTTACTCGCCTGTTACCCCAGTTGTCCGTGTAGTAGTTTTCATTTCTCCACTTCTGGTATTGGTCGTAGCCTGCCATGCGCTTATCGAACTCAGCCATTGACGACGTGCCCTTGCGGAACTCATCGATGCCCATGCCCAGTTCTTGTGCTTGGCGGTTATAGACGGCATCGATAGCTTTGCTTGTCTGCTTTACCTCGTTACCTACCAGCGTCACCACCTTCTGCATGCCGTTCTGCAACTGCTTTTCCAGTGCACGTATCTGCCCGGCTGTCAGCTTGTCACCGTTTTGCATCTCGCGGCCATTGAATACAGCATTTTTTCGTCCGTCAATAGGAGCGATGTATCGACCTGTCTGTATCATGCTGCGGATGCGCTCGTTCTCGGTCTGCTGGGCACTCATCTGAGGTGCCTGGATGGTCTTCATAGTGCCCAGACGGTCGAGCTCATTGTAAGCTGTTCGTGCTGCTTGCACTATACTATCGATATTGTTCAGATACCCGCTGATGTCGCCCGTGTTCAGGGCTGTCAGGAATCCTTCGTACAGACTCTTGCTCGAATCCATCACACGGCCCCATTCGTCAACGGTTGCTTCTGATGCAAAGAACGCATCCTTTGCCACATCGAGAGCCACGCCAGCGGCTTGCAACCCTACGTTAAACAGCTTGATGGCATCGATGTTGATGGTGAACTTCGAGGCGAGTGCGTCCAATGCGCCTGATGAGTCCTTGGCCTCCTGCCCGTTGTCGCTGAGCGACTTGCTGGCGTTGTCCAGCTGTGCCCGTGCCTCTTGTGCCCTCGTCTTGATCTGCTCGAGCGATGCGGCGAGAGCCTTTCCGCCCTCGTCAGCCTTTTCGACATCGTTCAGGTTGTTATAGATGACCGTGAGTTCCTTGAAGGCGTTCTCCAGTTCACGGGCACTCCCTGCTGCTGAGCGCGACTTGGTTTCCATCTCGCCCAGCGAGCGGATGAAGTCCACCTCTGCCTTCTCCAGTCCAGTCAGTTCGCCACCGCCCTGATGGGCCACGTCAGCCAGGTGGCGGATGCCTTCGGCTGCCCGCTTCAGTTTGTTGTCATATTCTTGCGACTCGACGCGCAAGCGAAGAATTGAATCTGCCATAGTATTCTATTTATTTTTGTATCATTGCCATCAGTTCACGGTCTATCAGCGCAGACAGTATGTCGACGGCTTTGATCATTGCCGGCTCTGCTGCATTGTGGAAGAATGCACGGGCTGCTATTGAACCGCGATTGCCTGTCAGCCTTCCGTTGCGAGTGCCTGCGGTACGGACTCCTGTGCCGCTGTTTACCATTCGAAGAATCCATCCGCGGTCACTCGGACCGTAGTGCATCACCTGGTTGGTGCGCTGACTGCGTGGCACCCTGTTGCCGCCTCGCTGGTGGGGTTGTAGCTTGCGCGGTGGCTCGTAGCTGTTGGTGCTGTTTGCCTTGCGCTTTTTGTCCATGATGTTCATGTCACCGCCCAGCACCTTCCGGTACACAATGCGGCGCACGCTGCGGGCTGCCTGTCTGGGGTCTGAGTTCAGCGAACCTCTGATGGCTGCCACCACCTGCGGGCGCACCTCGGCCAATGCCTGCCCGATGAGCTTCTGCAATGCCTTCTGCGTCTTGGGGTTGGTGCTCATTGCTGCTTCCAGCAATTCTTTCTGGCGTAGCACCACCGCGTCGTTGAATTCAAATTGAAACATATAGAATGCTGATAATTACCATACACCAATCCCGCATAAATGCGGAAAGGGTTTACTCCTGAAAACAAAAAAAGGGACACCGCCGTGTCCCTGCGCAAAAATCGAACTTTTTTGGATTAATAATAATACAAATTAAAACTAAAAGCATAAAACAACTAATAGGAACAATAGCCCGTCATCACGACGGACCATTGGGGTTAATGCTACATGAAGAAAACATTAAAAACTAAAAACAAACGTCTAAAACAAATACTAAGAAATGAAATGAGTCTATTTTTTCAAGAGATTGTCAATCACCTGGTGGCGGTTCTTGCCGAAGTCCGGGAAGATGAACGAGACATGCACCCAGTAGGTGCCCTTCTCGTTGTGCTCCCAGATGAGCTGGTCGAAGGGCAAGTGCTTCTTGATGTAGTTGAACCACCGCTTCCCCTTCTCAATGTCACCGTCGATGCAGAGGTCGGCTGCCTGGCCCTTCATGTGCTGCGAGTTATAGACACCGCCCACCACTTTGTTCAGCTCCTGACAGCGGAATCCGCTGCCTATCTTGATGGGCTCGTCCATCGCCACCCGCAGCGGTTCCAGGACGTAGGCGCAGAGATACACCAGGTTGATCATCTGCTGCATGTTGGGTTTGTTGTTGATACCTTTCGCCTTCGCTGTCGCGCTGGCGTACATTTCCTCAATGGTGAAGTGCATAGTTACGGGGGTCCTCATAAGCCGTTAGTCGTTGTCGTCGTCCTTACTTATTTCGATGTGGGTGTCACCTTTGGTGATATGAAGTTCCATGCCAGCCATGATGGCCTTGAAGCCAAATGCCAGCGACGGAAATAGTATCAGTTCACCGACGGCTGTCAGAACCGAGCCGTCTATCTCGCCACGCGGTGGCATCAGGAAGCCCGTAATGATAAGGATGATGCTGACTGCAAAGCAGATCATGAAACACCACTGGCAGAAGGCACACTTCTGCTCCATTTTGTTTTCGCTGTGAATGTCGCACATATTCGTATTGGTTTGTTACCCTATGCACAAAAATGCGACTGGGGTTTACCAAAGAAAAGAGGGGCACCCGTTGTGGATGTCCCTCTCGCGTCACTTATGTGCGTACTTATCAGTCGGTGTCATCCGTTTCAGCGGTGCCAGGTCTTGCAAGCCTGGGTCAACAATATCCACTACCATGCCGAGGGCTTCGGCTATCTGCTGGATGGTGACGTAGGCCACGCTCACCAGTTCGCCCTTCTCAATGCGCCCGATGTGCTG